AGACTGTCAACATTATTAATCTTAACGTCTTGCTTTTTTTTCCTAGCCATGTTTATTATTTTAATTAATTGTTATATTATATAAATACACAAAAAACGGATTTTTTTATTCAAATCCGTTTTCTAATCCATCTATTTTTAATATAGCGTATATATCTTTGTATCTTTTCATTGATGACCTAATGTCTTTTGTTGATAAATTTGTATAATTTCGCATGGTTTCAAGTACTGAATTTTTATTAAACTTTGAACCACCATTCATAACATCTAATGTTTGTTCCCAATTTTCTAAAATATCAATAAGTGCATAACCCACTTTTACTTCATTTTCGTTCAGTTTTTTCTTGGGTGGTAAGTTTTCATTATTATCAATTTCAACTTTAATCCCATCAGTTAGTTTTATTATGAATTTATCTAAAGTAAAATCTTTATCATCAATCTCATATTGTAAATCTACTCTATCATCTAAATATGATTGACTTAAGTCTTCATATGAATATAATTGTTTAGTATTACCATCGTCTTTTATTAGTAAACCTAGTATATAGTGTTTACAAATTGTCCCATAGTAAGAATAGGCTTTTTTACCAGAATTTATATCAAATTTATCTGCTTTTGTTATCAGGAAGGATAGGGTGTCAGAATGTAAATCTTCAAATGACACCCCTTTTCTATATAATTTATACCTTCTGATTATCGATTCAATCATTTTATTAAATGGTGCTCTTAACCATTCATTGTAGATTGCATTCCTTTCTATTTCATCATTACATCCTAAAAATCTTATAACAGCTGCTTCTTCTTCTGGGCCAAAATATAAGTCATTCGTCCTTTTTCGTCCTCTTTGCTTAGCCATTATACTTATTTTATTCGGTATAGCTTATCTCTCTATCTTGTTCGTGATAAAACTCAGATTTAGCTTTATTTAACCACCAGTTGGCTTCAACTGGATTCATACTAAGTTTATAGCTATGGAATAATGACCCAACTCTTTGGTTAACATGTTTGTACCCAAATCTAGGTATTGTCATTACTTTACATGATTTATATGTCATTCTTAATAAGAATTCATAAATAAATGTTAATTTCATATTTGATTTAAAACCACCATACATTTCGTAAGATTCTTTTTTCATAACGATACCATCAATATTGAAATTTTGGTATGCTAATAATGCATCTTTATCTAGGATACCAAGTTCTTCTGAAAAACTATTAGCCCAAACTGCTTCATTTGTAAATCCGATAAATTGACCGAATTCATCAACGTCAACGATTATTGGCATAAAGATATCAACTTCTGGATATGCATCAACATATGTTTGAACATTTTTGAACCAAATTTTTGAATACTCATCATCGTATTCTAAGATAGAAAACCATTCAGTTTCACAATTAGCAACACCAAAATTAATTTGTGATGCGAAGTCTGTTTTACCATCATTTTCAATAACTTTAACTAAGTCTTTAATTGCTTTATAGTCAAATTTATTAGCAAATGAATTAGCTTCACTACCTTTAGGTGTAACGATTAAAACCTGTGTTGGTTTTACCGTTTGTTCTTCAACGCTTTTAATTGCGTTTTCATATAATTTTTCAGTATCTTCTGAAACCTCATGTAATGGGATAATTACTGTTATATTATTCATAATAAAATATTATTTAGTTGCTGATTCTGCATTAATAGAATCAATTATGTTTTTGAATTCACCAATTCTATTTTGAACTAGGGAACCGTAAACTTCTTCAATTTTAACTTTTTGGTTTTCTTCACTATATACACCTTTAACTTCATCCATACCATCCATTAATTCTTGTGGTACTGAATCTTCCAACCAAACTTTCATATATGTTGAGATTAATTCAGGAATGTTTAATGTTGTATTAGTCCATAAGCCGTTATATTTTAAAAGTGCTTGACCATCTGAATCAATTTCTTCCATCCATTCTGGAACCATATTTGGTATTTTTGCAATTACTGGTGTATTACATTCAATCGCTTCTAATGGGAACGTCCCAAATCCAGCAACATCATCAACCCAAATAGCTAAACAAGATTTTGACAACTCATCAGCAAATTGCGCTTTTGATAAACCTCTTAATTCTTTAAATGTTAACCATTTATAAATTGGGTATTGTAAATAGAATGCTTTTGTGATTTTAGCTACATCACTTTGATTTCTAGCGTGTATAGTAACGATTGGTAATTTTGGTTTATCTGATGGTTTAAATTTGCTAGATATTGCAACTGGAACCACATGTGATTGAATACTTGGGAATAATGATTTTAAATAATCACCTTGTTTTGTTGACGTTGTGATTACATCATTAAATCCAAAGTCAGTCCATCTTCTACCTAATGGTAGCAATTCAAAAATGTATTCATGACTTTGTGAAAATACAATTTTTTTACAAGGTAGTGACCTAACTTCTTTTTGTTGCATTATAGTTGAGAATACCTCTGGGATAATTAAAAAATCTTGTGGTCCAACATTTAATGCACCATCTTCAATTGATACGTGAGGTAGATTTGCATACTCTTCACCTAACCAATCAGCCAATCCATTTTCATCTTCATCACCGAATTTTTTGTAATCATTTTTTTCATGTAGAATTGTGGCTTTATAACCCAATTCGTTTAGAACTTTTACATGTTCATAAATGTTTGCAACACCAGCTACTGGGTTACCTTTAGTGTCTAATGTGAAGAAATAAATACCGAAATCTTTTGATTCTAGTTTCTCAATAACAGCGTTTACTTGTTCTTCATTTACTTTGTTTACGTTTTCTGACATAACTAATTTTATTTGTTTGTTATTATAATTCCTTTAGTACTTTGTATTTTACTAAGGTATTAAATGCTATTTTAAATGGAAGTGGTGTGCTATTTAAACCTCTTTCAGGACCTAAAGTATCATCACTCTCTTCATTATATGTTAATAGTATTTCTATTAAAGTTCTATATGTTTCATATTTCGAAATATCAATTTCTTTACCTTTATGGTATTTTTTAATTATTACTTCTGTTTTCTCAATACCACCTTGGATATATGTTGTTTTAGTTTCACTCTCTTCAATCTCACCAGATTCTAAATCACTATCAGGTTTTAATATATTTTCGAGCCCATCAAAATCAATGTAATAGGCAATTCCTCCAAATTCTAGAATAATATCTTCCATCTTATAATTGTTCTTGCGTTGTTATTTTTGTGTTTAAAATTTTATCTCTTAATGCACCATCCATGATAAAATCTAGAATTGAGTCCAATTCAAAATCACCCACAACATCGCTATTGTAAGGTGCTTTTATTTTTACTGAAATTTTATCTTTTGGTTTGTTTTTTAAGGCTTCAGGGTTTGCTGTAATAAGTACATCTAAATCACCCCACTCTTCATCATGTTGTTTTACGAATCGTATATTTGATGCTCTACACCCTAATTTAGATAGGAAAAATAACGTTGATGGAATACTTCTTAAGAATTCTCTACTAACTATTTCAATAGTGTGTTCTTCTTCTTCTTCAATATCAACTAAAAACATGTTGAATTTAGTCATCAAATTTTCAACCATCTGGTCTGCATGTCCAAAAATCTCTAAACTCGCTTCATCATATAAAAAACGATTTAAATCTTTTTTAGAGTCAAATACAAAATGTTGTTCTAGGTTAAATGATGTAATTTCATCTCTAGTTATAGTTGTATCTTTACCTGTGATATACTTACTATAAGTATAATCCATCTGAGACAATGTGTCCCTTAAAACTTCGTTAATGCTAATACCTATGCGTGCCATCTATTTATTTTTATTTAATGATAATAAAATAAATAAATAAATAAAGCTTAAATAAAAATATTTTTACCTTTTTTGAGTATATCGGATATTTATATTTAAAGAATATATGAGTTGGCCTGTAGAATTAACTAATAAACTAATTGAGTTGTACCCAAATACTGAAAATTTAGAAATAAGTATCATTTTAAATATTTCTAAAAAATCAATTGAATCAAAAGCTAATAGATTAGGTTTGAAAAAAAGTAAGGCGTTTAAATCATATTTAATTG